AGAAGTATTTAATGTACTTGGACAATTACAAACTATAGAAAGAGTTAAAAAATCAGGAGAAATGATTTACAACAAGAAAGAACAATTGACCAATGACCTCGGAGCAAAAGAAAAATAAACAACTTTTATTTTTAGTAGCACAACCTAGATCAGGCAATACTTTGTTTGCAAGTATTATGAATCAAAACCCTGAGATAGCTGCAACACCTAATTCTATTACATTAGAAATAATGAAAGACTTACATTTGTTAAAACAAACTGATGTATTTTTAAACTATCCAGACCATAAGTCATTGGATAATGTTTTAGATTCTGTGTTTGACACTTATTATAAAGATTGGCCACAACGTATTATTATTGATCGTGGACCAGTAATGACACCAGGCAATTTTGAATTAATGCAAAAACATTTTAAACGACCATTTAAATGTATTGTATTACTTAGAGATTTAATGGACGTGTTAGCATCTTACATGCAATGGTATACAGAAAACCCTGATGCATTTCCTAATAGATACAATTGTAAAAACGATGAAGAAAAACTTGCAATGATTATGAACAAAGATGGTGCAGTTGCTAAAGACCTAGAAGCAATAAAAAATGCTTACAATTATCCAGACATATGTCACTTTGTAAAATATGATGACATGGTTACAAATTCAGAACAAGAGTTTAGAAAAATATATAAGTTTTTAGGTGAACCTTATTTTAATCACAGGTTTAATAACTTAGACCAAGTTAATGTAAATGGTTTATCTTACGATGACAAAATAGTTGGTAGTAATATGCATAAACTATTTGATGGACCTGTAAGAAAAGTATATAATCCTTACATAGAAAAAATTCCAGAAAGGATAAGGCAAAAGTATGGACACATCAGATTTTAATTTTGTTTTTTTAGGTCAGTCAGTATTAAAATATCAAGTACCTTTAGATGTATTTAATACTATTAACCATATTTATGAAACAAAGTATCCTGAATTAAAACCTGCCAACAAACAACTGGTTGGTAAAATTGAAAAAGAACATAGTTTATTTTTTAATGGTGATGATAGTCCTAAAATGACTAAACACAATCATTTACCTAATAACGTATTAGGGTGGTTTGAATCAAAGTTTAGACATTATCTAGAATGGAATAAGATTAATGGTTATAAGTTACATTTTAATTCTATCTGGGTTAATACTATGTTTGAACATGAATACAATCCCGTGCACGTGCATCAAGGATCATTGTTTACAGGTTTATCTTCAGTCATGATTTTAAAATTACCTGAACATACTGGAATAGAATATTCATCACCTGACCAACCGATGAATGGTAGACTTCAAATATTAGGGTCTACAAACGGTCAATTTGCACATATAGATTATCAACCTGATATTAAAGAAAGAGATTTTTATATATTTCCATATGACATGAGACATTGTGTTTATCCATTTAACGGACCGGGATTTAGAAGAACACTTGCTGCAAATATGGATGTTGAATATAACCCAATTCTAAATAGAGGAGTAAGTTAATGTACGAAAATAGACAGATATCAGAACCTAAATGGAAAAGTTGGATAGTTCAAACTACAACACCATTGTTTACACCAGATCAATGTAGACAGATTATAGAATGTGGTAGACGTCAACCACCACAAACTGCACAAGTAGGTATAAATAAACCAGGTGGAGGTGTAGATACTAAAAAAAGAGTAACTACAATTAGTTGGATACCATTTAAAGAAATGGAACACATGTATCGTGATCTTAATAACTTTATACAAAAAGCAAATGAAAATCATTTTGGTTTTGGAGACATACAAGTAACAGAGAATGCACAGTTTACAGAATATCCAGAAGGAGGATTCTACGATTGGCATATGGATTGTGATGTAAACATGGAACACGAACCACCTGTTAGAAAAATATCTATGACACTGTTATTAAATAATCCATCAGAGTTTGAAGGCGGACATTTAGAAATAATGGCACCAGGTAAATTTGCAGAACTTAAACAAGGTCATGCAATTATATTTGCATCTTTTTTAAATCACAGGGTTAATCCAGTGATTAAAGGTGTAAGACAATCTTTAGTTTGTTGGTTTGGAGGCAAACCTTTTAGATGATAGCCGAAGGATTTTTCCCAACTCTTATATTTGCTGAAGATGTCAAACTAGATAATCAACAACTGGCTAATGACATTGTTGTTTGGTCAAAGCAAGACAAAGGTGTAAAGAAAACAAATGTAAATGGCTGGCATAGTCAAACTAATATGCATGAAATGCCACAATTTAAATTACTGGTAGATGAATTGTTTAAAATGCAACATCAAATATATAAAGAAGAATGGTTAGATAGACAACCAAAAATTGGTAATATGTGGGCTAACATAAATTATCCTGGTGGATATAACAAACCACACATACATCCTAACAGTTTATATAGTGGTGTGTATTATGTAAAGACACAAGAAAACTGTGGTAAAATAGTTCTGTACGACCCAAGACCAGGAATACAAACAAACATGCCTTCAAGAGTTAAAGGTCAACCACCAAAACATTTATGGAGAGAAGTTCATTTAGATACTGTTGAAGGTAGAATAATTATGTTTCCTTCTTGGTTGTGGCATAGCGTTGAACCTAATGAATCAAATGATATGAGAATATCAGTAAGTTTTAATTTTATACAAGATGGCTTTCAATAAATATCAAGTAATTAAAAAAGCAATTAACTACGAATTAGCTAATTTTATATTTAACTATTTTCTTCTTAAACGTGATGCTGTCAAATGGATGTATGATAATAATATAACTTATGACACTGGTATGTTAGGCACATGGACAGATCAACAGATTCCAAACACTTTTTCTTGTTATGCAGATCCTGTAATGGAGACTTTGTTAGTGAAAGTATTACCAGTAATGCAACAAGAAACAGGCTTAAATTTAATTCCAACTTATTCATACGCTAGATTATACAAGCATGGAGATGAATTAAAAAGACATAAAGATAGACCTAGTTGTGAAATATCTACTACCATAAATCTAGGGGGTGATCCTTGGCCAATATTTATTGATGGTACTGGTGCAGATACCGTCATAGATGAACAAAAAAATATACATAAACCTAATGCTCCTAAAGGCACTAAAGTCTTACTTGAAGTCGGCGATATGCTGGTATATAGTGGATGTGAATTAGAACATTGGAGAGAACCTTTTGAAGGAACTACTTGCGGTCAAGTATTCCTTCATTATAACCATGTAAATGGTCCTTTTGCTGAAAAAAATAGGTTCGACAGAAGGCCAATGTTAGGTGTTCCAGCAATAAGGAATACATAATATAATGAGGTTATATGTTACAAAAATTAGGATTTGCACCTGGGTTCAATAAACAAGTCACAGAGACCGGGGCCGAAGGACAATGGTTTGATGGTGACAATGTCAGATTTAGATATGGTACTCCAGAAAAAATAGGTGGTTGGCAACAGTTAGGACAAGATAAATTAACTGGAGCAGCTAGAGCTATTCATCATTGGGACGATAATGCTGGTATTAAATATGCAGCAATTGGCACAAACAGAATTCTATATGTATATTCAGGAGGTACATATTACGATATACATCCTATAAGAACTACATTAACAGGAGTTAATTTTACAAGCACATCATCTTCTACAACTGTTACAGTAACGTGTAGTGGAGTTCATGGACTTGCTGATAATGATATTGTAATGTTTGATAGTGTTAGTGGTGTAACTGCAGTTGGATCTACATACACAGACGCTACATTTGAAGACGTTAAATTTATGGTAGCGTCAGTTCCAACATCAACTACATTTACTATTACAATGGCTTCTCAAGAAACCGGTACGCCATTAAGTACATCTGGATCTGCTTCAGCATTACTTTATTANACTGTNGGNCCNTCTCAACAACTTGGTGGATTTGGTTGGGGTACAGGTTTGTTTGGTGGAACTTCATTAGGTGCTGCAACAACAACTTTAGCTTCTACTATTAATGATACTGTAACTGATATCCCTTTAGTTAACTCAGCAGCTTTTCCTTCTACTGGTGAAATTCGAATAGGGACAGAAGATATAAGTTTTACAAACAATAATACTACAACAAATACTTTAAGCGGTGGTGCAAGAGAAGTTAACGGAACAACAAAAGCTGGACACAGTAGTGGAGCAACTGTAACTAATATTTCTGAATATGCAGGTTGGGGTGATCCATCATCTACTGACTTTACTATTGACCCTGGTTTATGGATTCTTGATAANTANGGTACAAAATTAATTGCACTTATATACAATGGTAAGTGTTTTGAATGGGATGCAGCAGCTACAAACGCTACTTCTAATAGAGCAACTGTGTTAGCAAATGCTCCTACGGCATCACGTCATGTATTAGTATCTACACCGGATAGACACTTAGTTTTTTTTGGAACAGAAACAACAGTAGGCACAACAACTACGCAAGACGATATGTTTATACGTTTCTCAGACCAAGAAAATATTGATGGTACCGATGCGTACACAACAAAAGCCGAAAACACTTCAGGTACACAAAGACTCGCCGATGGCTCTAAAATTATGGGAGCTATTAAAGGTAGGGACGCAATTTATGTATGGACCGATACTGCATTATTTCTTATGAAATTTGTAGGCCAACCTTTTACTTTCTCATTTGAACAAGTAGGAACTAACTGCGGATTGTTTGGTAAAAATGCATGTATTGAAGTTGATGGTTCTGCATATTGGATGTCAGAAAATGGTTTCTTTACTTATGATGGTCAGTTAAAATCTATGCCTTGTCTTGTAGAAGACCATGTCTACGATGATATAAATGCTACATCTAGAGACCTTATTAATGCAGGTTTAAACAATCTGTTTGGTGAAGTAAGTTGGTTTTATTGTACGGCAGCATCAGATCAAATTAATAGAGTAGTTACTTATAACTATCTAGACTCATCACCTAAACGTCCCATATGGACAACAGGTACTTTACCTAGAGCAGCGTGGCAAGATTCGGCTGTGTTTGATAAACCGCATGCAACATACTATGACCCATCAGATGATGCCTCTTCAGATGTTATTGGTAATACGGACGGAAGTACTATATACTATAACCAGGAAACAGGGACTGATCAAATTACTGCAGGTGGAACCGTGACCGCTGTTATTGGCACAATTACTTCTGGTGATTTTGATATTACTCAACGTAGAAGTAATACAGGACAAACAGTAGGGATGCCGGACATTAGAGGAGATGGTGAATACATTATGAGAATTAGTAGATTTATACCAGATTTTATTTCACAGACAGGAAACACTGCAATTAAATTTAAAACAAGAATTTATCCAAACAGTAGTGAAGTTACTACTACATTTAGTTGTGATTCAACTACAACTAAAAAAGACGTTAGAGTTCGTGCAAGACAAATTGCATTAGAAGTTGCAAACACAGGTATTGCTGAAGATTGGAAACTAGGAACATTTAGATTAGATATACACCCAGGAGGAAGAAGATAATGGCTACTGACCAAGAGATACGAGACGCGGGTTATTATGGAATACCAAAACAAAAATTTTTATTAAACCCTTTTGAAATACCTACTGCACCAGAAGAACCGGTAACTGATTCAGGTATTGTAAATACTAATGCTTTTACAAATAGTGGTGGTTTTTATGCACCTAGCGATTTAATGATGGGGTTTAATGATTCACTTGCTGCAAGACAGAAGAGATTAGAAAACCCAAACAAGTTTTCAGAGTTTTTAGGAAAATTTGGAATAGGTGGACAACGTTCTGTAGATCAAATGATGCGTGATGCAACTGCATATAACATGAGTGAGTTAGGTCCTGACTTTAGTCAAATAGGTATAACATCAGATATGACGGGACCTGAAATACAACAAGCGATGGCTGAATATGGTGCTGATGAAACAAGTATTGGAAATTATCCTGTGGATAATCCTTTAGACGTTAGAAAAGATTTGCCATTTGGATTAACAAATATTTTATCTAAAGTACTTCCAAGCACTTACTATGATAAAATGACAATGCCTGAACAAATATATACACAATCTAAAATGGGTTACACTGGTCCAACAATATTTGGAGAAAATACTACAGGTGGCAGCAAAGATATTTTTGGTAGAAACGTTGTTTCTGCTTTTGGTAATTATGCAGAAAAACAAGCAAAGGATATTCAAAAATTAGACGACCTATTTGCATCAGAAACTTTTACAAATAAATATGGAAACTTAACTCTAGAAGAGGATGATGAAGGTATATTTAGTTTTACAGGAGGCACTAAAAAACAAAGAGATCTTGCAAATAAAATGCATAAATTAAATTTAATAAGATATAACTACGATAAAAAAAGTCTAAAAGAACTAGAAGACATTAAAGATCAAACTGGTTTTACCGATATAATGGAAGCACAAAATCAAGGGACCACTGATTATGGAATTACTTCAGGAGTTTCTGATGCTGATTACCAGAGCATAGATAAAACTAGGGAAAGAAGTGATAAACAAGATGAGGGTAAAGGATTAGGAGGATCTACTTTTGATTACAGTGATCCTTATGATCCAGGCGGTGGAGAGTAATGGCAAAAATTGTACAATCATTAACTAGAGCTGAACCAGAATACGATCAAAAAAATTTACAATCATTGGTCAGGGATCTTGATGCAGTAATTACAAAATTAAATTCATCTTTTCAAGATGAGGTTAAACAGGAGATAGAAGCTAAAAGTTTCTTTTTAGAATAATGGCAGTA